CCTATCAATAAACATAGGTTGTTGTTTAAACAATTCATCTATAGCTGTACATATTTTATTAACGTAATTCATCTTAATAGTTAACACCTCTTTAAGCGGTACATTGCAAAATATCTCAATCATCTTTTGTTGTAAAAATGAATCAAGTTCTTTGCCTTCTGAAATCTTTAACCACTTCTGGTATTGCTTAAGTGTAATTTCTTCAAGTGATTCTGGTACTTTGATTTGTGCTTTCATAGTTATATATAATGTAAAAAAAAGTGCTTAGTGTTATGCACGTATCTTATCTTTTTTTATTTTATCTTATATTATCTTTTCTTATCTTAATGCTTAAGGGGGGCTTAAGCCACGCTACAATTAAAACATTGCTCTGCCTGCTTTAATCATATACTCCATTTTCTTTTTATCAATGAACTTAATATACTTAATTAATTGTTTTATTTTAATATAAATGATATTCACCTAAATGTGGATTTTGCAATTGATAACTAACTGCATAACGTAATGCATCAATAGCGTGATTAAAATTATCTACTGGTGTTTGGCTTTTCTTTTCTAACCAACAATAGTTGTTAAGCTCTTTTATTATATCTGTGCTTTCTGGATCAATAACCAAATCATAATCCTGTAGTAAACTAATACCGTATGTAATACTGCCCTGTCCTTTTATTGCAGGCACTATATTACAATGTGCGCTCAGTTCAGTTATTAAACGTGGTTCAGCACTATCTCCAACAATTAAGTTATTAGATGCAAACTTTTTATTTAATACTGCTATCTCACTTGTGGTTAGTTTAGGTTGATAGAAACACAACTGTACATATATAACCTTGTTTGATTTATCTATGCTTGTTTTTACTAATGTACTTGGATCGTTACTGAAACCATAATCCTGCCCAAATACTATTTTACCAACCTGTTTAAATTCTCCCACTATCCAATTATCAAATATAATACCTTCTGCTTTATCTAACCAACTACCAAGTATCGTGTGCTTGTAGCGTTCTGGTCTACGCTTCTGCATTGTTTCTATTTGCTTAATATAACTTGGTGAAAGGTTTTCTATGTTATCCTTGTATGTAGTGTGTATGTATGATGTATCTTCTTTAGTTATGTTTGCACCTGCTTCAATGCCACGTGATTCAAACCAACGTTGATATATAAAATGTTCTTTTGTAGTTGGGTTTAATATTAGTATTACCCTATTATCCTGTGCTTTGTTACGTACACTTAAATCAATCTTATCAAATATATCCTCATCGTTTAATTCTTCTGCCTCATCCATAACCCAAGTAGTAATACCCTGCAATGATTTAAGATTTGCAGTTTGGTCTCCTGATGATGTTTTAATGCCACGAAATATTATTTTGCTGCCGTTGCCTTTGTTTATTATTTCATCACGTGTTATTTTAAACTCCTGTGAAACGTTTAACAATTCTAACTTCTCAATAAATTCAGGTATGATACTAATGGCTGCTGCTCGTAATGTGTACCTTGTAAACAGTATGGTATGTCCTGCTTGATAGGTAAGCATTAACAGTATAGTGTTTATTGCAAATGATTTACCTGAACCCCTGCCGCCAGTTACAATAAAGTAACGTGCATCTGATGTATGGAATACCCTGTATTTACTGCTTAAACTTAATTCCACTAATTAGCTTTTTAAAATCGTGGTTTATTGTTTCAGTAGTATTCATATCAACAGTATCCTTTAACTTACCATATAAGTTATCATACAACGCGTTGAACGCAGCAACATCACCTTTTTCAATTGCTTTGTTTACCATTGCTTGTACTATTAGATATTCATTGCTTTGCCATTTATCATTGCCATCATCATCCTTTACTTGCACCATTAAGTTTAATATTTCCTTAACTATTGTGCTGCGGTTCTTGCTGCCTTTTGGTCTACCGTTAGGGTTTCCGCTTTGCCCTTTTTTGTATGGTATTAGATCTTCTTTGCTCATTGTTCTTGTTTTGTATTTGTTCTGTATTTATATCTTGTTCATTATCATTAAGATACTTAATTAATTTTAATTCTGCTTCATACTTCTGTTTGTGCTTCTTGTTCTTTTTCATATTCTTTAAATAGTGTTTTCATATCGTTAACTAATTCCTTTACACAGCTTCCACAGGTTGATGGTTGCCTGTTCTGTTTAAATACTCTATTGTAAATATCAAGCAATGCAGTTTGTTCGCTTGCTGATACATTGTTTTTAACTCTTTTAAAGAATCCTTTCAGTACCATATATTCTTCTTCTGTTAAACATTCTGGTTTCTTATATGGAAATAACTTATTAAGTTTTTCTTTTCTTTTATCGCATCCGCAATCCATACCTAATTTATCAAATATGAAATCTGTTGCTTTCTTTATTCCTGTTGCCTTTGTTACCTTTTGTACGGTATCGCCTAATCCTTTACTTTTCATTTAACTTTTTTTTTATATTGTTTCTACATTTCTTTATTGTATTATATACTGTTACGTGTCCTAATTTAGTTTCTTTTGATAATTTTCTTACGCTATTGAATTTCTTTACATATAGATTAAATAGTTTTCTATCAAACCAATGCATTTCTTGTAGTATCTCTTCTATGCGTGTTGTTATTTCTTCTATGTTTTCAACCTCATCCTGTACTATATTGTTTAATACACAATTATCATCCTTTGGTAATCTGTTTTCATTATTAGTTTGGTGTTGTATAATTCTTAGTATAATAATTTTTATTAAACCAAAATGTGGCTTATTATTTATTATTACATTATTTGGTTGTAGTTTACCTTCTATAATATAATCATAAACTTTTATATACATGTCTTGCACTATATCTTGCGTGGTTTGTTCATCATCCCTATACAGTAAACGGTTTGCAATTAATAACCACGTTTGTTGGTGATTGTGTAATATGTTCAAAACATCATTTGCTTTCATTACGCAATTCATCAAGCTCTAATAATATATTAACAAAATCTTCATACCTTAATGCACAGTAATCATTTTCGTAATTCTTTGTAAATACTACTACTGGCGTTTTTAACGTGCCTCTTGCATCTCCTTCGCTTTGGTGCAGGGCTTTCCAGATATTTAATTTCTCTTGATTCTTACATTCCCAACTGTATTCTGATAGTATTCCGCTTGTTGTTAGTATATCTCCTTTAATAGATAATCCTCCACTGTTTGGTGTTCTTCGTATATTGGTATCAAACTTCTTTGCAAGATCTTTTGCAACGCGTAGTTCAAATCGTTTTCCTTTTTGGTTAGCGTTTAACATTATTTATATTTATCAAAGTGTTGGCGAATAGCTGCGCCAAGATCAGCATCATTTGGATATATAGCACACAAATAATTTAAGCTATTTTCTACAGGGTAATACGGATGATCGTATATACTATCCTTTGTTTGTCGTAGTTCGTTCATTGTTCTTTTTTTCGCCATTTGTCAATTAAATAAAATGTTAATGTAATGGGTAGCCATACTGGGGTAAGTATTAATCCAAGTATTGCAGCTAATGTATTTTTAATTGCTTGTTTCATTTCTCAAATATTTGTTGGTACAATAATACAGTAAACACACCTGCGAAAAATGCAAGTAGTATTGCAATAAGCATTGTGTAATATATAGCATTCATTGTTTAAAATTACTAAATTTTTTCTTTAGTTCAGCAGTTTCTTTATATGCTTTAACGTTCTGCAACGCAATTAGTGTATTCTTTTTATTTAATTCATCTATTGTAAAACGTAACTCAATCATAGCTTTTAAAGTTGATTGCAGCGTTTCTATTGCTTCCATCTTGCTTTGTGTTACTCTGCCTTCCTTTAAACTTTCCTGTGCTTTTAGCAACAATATCTCTAAACGGTTCTTTGCAATTGTGTAATCTAAATCGTTCATCGTTTCATATCCATTGAATACAGAAATTCATCCCCAAGTTTCCTATCTAATGTTTTTATTAATCTGTATATAATTAAACTTTTTCTTTTAACCTCATCCTTTTCATCTCTTGTAGAATCCGTTCCAAGATTTGCATACAGGTTGCAATCTATATGCAGCAGTTGATCTATCTTTTGTTTATCAGTCCAAGATTTATATTCCATAAACCTATCTATGTTTTCATATTTGTATTTCATTATTTATTTTTTAAAACGTTAATACCTCCTATTGTAAATCCTAATCCAAAATTATAATCAAAGCACAATGGATCTTCTAAAGTGGGAGTTCCCCCAGATTCCTTGTCTTTAATTTTTTCTATTCTTATCTGTGTCATCATAAATAGTTCACTACTATTAATAAACCTGTGTACTGAAATAAAAGAATCGCAGCGATTCGCAAAAACCTGTCCTCCCTCAACATCAGATTTTCTACAAGGTTGTATGTTTCCTGCATATTGATGGTTTGGTGGATATACTCTCCTTGCTGCTTCAGTCATTGGATGTGTCATTACATAAACAGTTTTACCAGTAGTGTTGCAAAATTCCCTTATATCATTACATATCAAATAGTTACGTTCCCATTGATTAGTTCTTCTATCGTGGTTTAATCCTGTATATGGATCTATTGCACAACCATCACAATTACTTTCTTTAAATATCTTTAATAAATCTTTATGATTATACATTTTTTTATTACTTACAAAAGTAAACCATTTTGATATTTCATTATTATATTCTTCAATTTGTAATTTAGTTAAATCTGCTATTTTACTTTGTGCATACATCTGAATTAAATCTCTTGTTAGTTGTCCTGCACTATTTTCCCCACTCCATATACACCATTTAAGATTATGTTTTACACTTAAACAAAGAAAATACCACATCATAAAATTAGTTTTACCAACATTATCCATACCAACTACAACAACATAATTTGCACGTTTATGAACATAGTGCTTATCAAGATTATTACCAATACTTAAACCTTTGGCAATTTTATTATCTTTTACAGCATATAAATATTTAAGATTATCTTCTTTAGTTATTAACATTTTGTTTTTCTTTTAAATATTCATCAATACTATTAGTTGACATATATGGTTCTTCTTTTTTTATATTATCTTTTCTTAATGCTTGAGCCCTGCTTAAGCCCCCCTTGCGTCCATTAGTTACATTTCGGTTATGTTCTTTTAATCTTTCTTTGTATTGTTCATCAAGCCATTTAATTCTAATGTTATCATCCTTAACCTTAAGTAGCTCACTATCAAGTAGTTTGCTCCATTGGAGGGGCACTAATGTTTTAACTTGATCTCTGGATAGGGTGCACTCCTTACTCCAGTAGTAGCAGCAGAGCTTCAAAAACGCACCTTGCACATCTAAATCCATAAACATAATTGATCCTGTGATCCATTGGTTAGGAAAAAATTTAAAGTATGGTAGTTCTTTCATAAAGCTAATATTTCTTGTTGTAAATCTTTTTTCCAAATAAAACAATTATTATAATTAAAGCTCGCTTTAATATTTAATTTTATATAATCTTTATTATATATATCTTCTATATAAGCTATATTATTTTTTTTATCAATTTGTATAAAAACATAATAATCAGCATTTAAATGTTTATTAAGATCGTCAATTAAACAATTAAATGTAAAAGTTCTTTCGGCCGTTGCTTTAATCTGATACGTATAGCCTTTGCAGTCAGCAAAATCAATTTGTTCATATTCACGGTCTTGTAATTGTTTATGAAGTTCGTCTTGTTCATAATTTCTTTCATACCATATTTTAAAAATATCTTCTCCTATTTTACCAATAGATTCACTTCTTAGATTTTCCGGTATTTTAATTTTTGATTTATATGTTCTCATAATATATAGTTTATTAATTGTTTTTTACAAATGATCCATTAATCATTTTTCCTTTTCTTTTATTTATTACATTATACGCTGTGTTGATACAATCTTCTATTTTACAATCATTGAAATAAGCAATACTTGTTAAAACTACAACACAGTCTCCTATAGCATCTATAATTTCAACATCGTCATTATTTATAATTGCTTTAGCTAGTTCACCGCATTCTTCTTGTAGTTTAATATATTGTGTTTTTATATCTCCTTTTTCATATATTCCTTTATCATTAGCCCATTCTCTAATTGATTCAAATTCATTATTTAGTTTCATATTTTCTTATTTAAAAAGTTTTTGTATAGATGAATATTATTTACAAAATGATAATACCATCCAGTTTTTATAGATAATTCATTAGAGATCATTTCTTGTAGTTTAGAAAAACAATATTGATCATTACAAAATCCATACCATAAATCATTTGATCTCATCATTACACTCATACATAATTTATTATTTATAATTGTAAAATTAATAGCATAAGTACAAGGTGTATCATTTTCAAAATTAAATCTATCTTTGGCATCATAAATACTTATTGAAGCTCTTCTAGATGTTGGATTATTTTTTAATTCATTAATAACGTATTCTAATTGATTACCTCTATTCCATTGATAACCATAATTAGAATTTACATTGCCATATATATCCATGCAATTATACCATATCTTTGCTTTTTTTGATATAACCTTAGCTGATTTATCACCTGATAAATACCATTGCCATTCATATTCAGCATAATCATGATTCCATTTTCTCCAACTTGTTTTTATTTTATTATGTAAAGGGTTATTAATTTGAAACCCTACATTAAATAAAGCTTTTGTATTATTAAACTCTTGCCCTTTATTTGACAAGAGTTCATAATAGTATTCAAAAACTTCTTGAGCATTATTAAATATCATATTTTATTTTTTAAAACCCATAATGTATTTCTTGATTTCTCAGGAAAAAACGGGGCCATTATATTACTTAATAAATTAGAATCAAAATAATCTTTTAAACTTTCAAACATTTTAATTTGCCATTCATTCATTAAAGGTTTGTAATCTCTAATACTTGCAAAAGTTCCATATTTATTAATTATTTCAAAACCAGCTTCTAATATTAAAGATTCTAATTCTAAATGTGAAAATTCTTGAACATCTACACCTCTATCATCTCCTGAATCATAAGTATGATTACCTGCAGCTCCTACTTTTTCATCAAAATTAGGTGTAGATAAATAAAATTTAGCATTTTTATTACCACATTTTTTCATATTTAATAAAAATTTTAAACCGTTTTGTTTACCAACATGCTCTATGACTTCAAATGAACATACTTTATCAGCTTTCACATTATTAAAATCAAAATTATTTTGTGGATTTACTAAATCTTCAACATAGAATTCTGCCCAATCTAATTTTTTTAAATCATTTTTAGCAGCATCTCTAATATCAATTCCGATATATTTAGCTTGTTTAAATCTATTTCTATAAAGTACTTCTAATAAATTTCCATTTCCACAACCAAAATCACATATTGTTTCACCAATTTTTGCTTCTTTTAATATATGTACCCATCTTAAATAATGAGCAAATTGATCTCTATGAAAAACATGTCTTTCAAATGTTTTTTCTGGATTTAAATCAGTTGTATTATAATTTTTTTTATTCAATATTATATTATCCATTTTTAATCGTATTTAGTTTGTAATTATTTAAAGATCCTATATAAGCAACTGCATCTAATAAATTATCTTCTTTATGGTTATTTGACTGTCTTGATAATTTTAGTGCAATTAATACATTATAAGCGTCTTCTGTTGATATGTCCTTAGAACTCATCTCTGAAGCAATACGGGCTGTTTTTTTCATACATTGTATAAAATCCCCATATTGTCTTTCTTTTTCTTCAGAACGTTCATTTACTATTTCATTTGCTTTTTTAAGTATGTTCATAATATGCTTTGTGTTTTGATTCGTAATATTTGTATCCTTTTATATCTTCATCGCTTAATGATTCCCAAGTATAAACTTTATTAAAAGAAAAGGCAGAAGCATTAACCGCCTCTACCTTTATTTGTTTTTGTTGGTAATCAATGTACTTGAAGTTTTTCTTTATTGGCTTGTAATAGTGAATTATCTTGTTATACGTTATATCTAATTTTTTTGCGATCTGTGGCAATGTATAGCCCTCAATCAACAATTCTTGTATAGCAGGTAAAATCAAATTCCAATCCTCGTCTTTGTAGCGCATCAATTATCTTTTTAAATTTAAAAGGGTAAATCGTTTGATGATTCTACTTTTGCCTGCTTTTCTTCTGGTTTCCAAGTATCAACACTAATACTAACATCTTTACCGTATTGATCTGCTTCTGGCTTAATGTTAACATTTAATTTAATAAATTTGTTTCCATTAAACTCTTGAATGTAATCCACAATTTTAGTTGGATTAATAGTTACTTTTAACCATTTTTCATTCATTACTTTACCGCTTCCGCAGTATATTGTTTCTTCTTTTTTATTCATTGTTTGTTTGTTTATTTGTTAATAATTTCTTTTATTTCTGTAGCAACTTCAATTACCGCGTTACTATATCCCTGCGGATTACCATCCCATTGATTGTACTTATCTACATTATGATCGTAATCCATCCATCCTTTAAATAGTAAACTTTCATCTAATTTATAAACCTGTACATTAAATGGTGTGCTTGTTTCAATTGCAACTATATAGGCTTCGTATTCTTTGCCAAACTGCTCTGTATACATTGCAAGCTGCATTTTATAATCGTTGTAATATAAATCCCTGTAGAACCTGCTGCCTGCATCGTTAGTGGTTTTTATATCCACAACACATTGCTTGCCGTTAAACACTGTAATTAGATCAGCATAGCCAACAAAATCAACATCTTTATAATTCCAATTTAACTTTTGTTCTTTAGCTGTTGCATTTTTTAACATTTCTGCAAATGCTTCGTGCTGCATTGAATTGTTTATAATTCTGTTTGCTTCATCTAACTCTTGCTGCTTGATAATAGTTTTATCATCGTGATCCGCTTTAAACTCTTGCCACGCTTTACCTGCACGCCTTGCGCCTTCAAACACAGCAAAGTCATCTTTAAAGGATTCTGGTTGTAATAACATTTTGTGTATTATCTGCCCAAAGTGCATTGCATCAGTTGTTTTTGTTTCCTTGTTCCAATACGCAAGTAAATGGTTAGGGGATTTTTTAAACTGGCACAATGCGCTGTAACTTAAATGATCTTTTTTCATAATATATAGTTTAGTTTATTTTTTTTCGTTATTGAACTTTCTTACAGCCTGTGTAAATTGTTCATCGATTTGTTTCTGCTCATCAATTAGTTCTTGCAGTTTTTGTAAATCGTTTGTTATTTTCTTAATTAGTTTCATATTAATCTTTTTTAAATGAATCTGCTTCAACATCTGAATATATTCCGTATTCGTATGCGGATATTAATTTAAGCGTTAAACGATCTTTTAATCTCTTTTCGCACATTGCAAAGGGGTAAGGTGCTTTGCAATTTTTTGGTGATGCTTCACCTGTACTCCACATTATTTTATTACCACGTTTTGCATCTCCTACCATTGCAACATCTTGGTTGTTTTCTCTAAATACTGTAGGCGCACCAAATTGTATATTTTCTTTGGCTGCTATCTTTTCACAAGCATCGTGTGTAATTATCCACATTGATCGTGTACCTCTTTTTAACTCCCAGAAATCATCCTTTCCAAGATTGTACTTTTGTGCTATTTCTTTAATTTTCATAATTTTTGATTTTGGTTAATATAGTTATTATTTTGTTTATTCTGCTTTCATTGTAATTAACATTGAGCTGCTTCATTTCTTCAGCAATAATATCAACTGTTTTAATATACCTTTTGAATCTATTTCTGTGGATTTCCAAATCGTTATTAGTAAGTTGAAAATTTGGGTTTCGTATTATTCTTTTATTCCAATTGGCTTGGGTTAATATATTAATTAATCTTTGAAATAATATTTTATGCCTTTCGTATCTTTCCCAATGTTCTATGTAATCAAAATGAGTGTTGTAAAAAAAACTTGATTCCATTTTAGTTAGTTTTATTATATGTTTCCATTAGTTCTAATAAAACCTCGCTGTATGATTTGCGCCCGTTGTTTCTACATTTCTCTTGAAACTCTAGCAGCGTGTCAATTTTATCTGCTTTCACGTAAAAGGTTCTTGTTGTGTATGATATTTCTCTGTTCATAATTTATAGTTTAGTTTTCGTTTATAAATATAATTATTATTTTGTTAATTTATTAATTTCTTTTAAAATATATTTTTTATTTTTTTCTTGTTCCTCAATACATAATTTTGTTATTGAGGGTAAATCATTAAATAAGTTTTGCATATTAAATACAACCTTACCTTGATCGCAATGTAAATGCAATTCCCCAGAATCCGCAAATAATGTATGTGTTTCGTGTATGTATATAGTTTTCATAATTAAATTATTTCTTGTAATACTTCTTCGCCTAACCAATAAACAAGTACGTTAACCAATTTTTCTGCATTATCAAATTTGGTGTAGATAGTTCCACATTCCATTTCTTCGTGATAATTACAAATTTTAATAGCTTCAAAAGTGTTAAGGTCGTGTTTTTTTAACCATTCTTCCGCTTGATGGTAGCCAATTATATAATAATCCTCATTGAACATTTCGTAATGTATATCGCTTATGTCCTTTGCCATATAGCTTGAATCGTGTTCAATGCGTTCTTTAATAAAATCTTTAACGTATTTTGTTAATTCTTTTTTAATTGAGTTTTTCATAATTGTTTGTTTTATTTATAACTTTTTACTTTGTTTAAGTTTTCTTTCTGCTAGTTCAATTTTCCATTTGCCACTTCCGTTGGCTTGTCTTTTAGCAACCTCCTTACTCCAGTAGCTTATCATATAATCTTTAGTGCTTTTCATAATTGTTAATTAATTGTTTTGTGTAAATATATATATAATTATAATACAAATTACAAAACACACTAAAAACTTTATTAACAATAAAATGTTTAAAACAAATGTGTAATTCTGGCAACCTGCCCGTGTTGCTTATGGAAAATAAAACTTTCTATTGCTTTATTGTTTGATGATTGGTAACCACTTTTATGATGCCACGAATCTGCTTCACTCGGGCTGCGTAAGCTCTCCAATGTTACACCAATAAAATCATTTGTTACTTTGTGATGAACGTGCTGCGTAAACATATACCTGTATTTAGTATCGCTCCAATCCCTTGATTCATCCGCCATTAACATAGGTAATAATCCCCATTTAACTTTATCACCGTGGCAACTTCCAATTAATGTTTCGTTATACCTATAGTATTTACGCATCTGTAAACTAATATCCCAAGTAATGTTTTTGCTTTTTCTAAAATGCGCTTGTAATATTTGCGCCATTAAAAAACCAGATATATGATCGTGGTTGCCACTTGTGTACATTACGTGAACATCTGCCAACTGCATTAATAGTTCTATAATCTCAACCATTAACCTTTTTGCAAGTAAAAAATTATCGCTAAATAAACCATCAACATCCTGTGGCGTTCCTGCTGTGGTTGTGTTCCTTAAATTATCAACGTGTAAAAGATCTCCAGAAAGCAAGAAAACAACCTTATCTATATGAAACCCTTTAGCTTTCTCAATACATCCTCTAACGCCTTCTAAAGCACGTAATACGGCTATCTGGCTGTTGTATTCTTCACCACTAACAAAAGATTTGCATAATTTACCAATGTGTAAATCACTTGGGCAACAAAAAAATAAATGTCCATCAATTTGTTTAGGTCTTTTAATAGTTGGATATTCTGGTGAATATTCTTTTAAATCATTAACTAAATCTTTATACAGTTTTTTTACATCCTCCTGCTTGTGGTGTGGATTCTTAAAATATATACTTGCTTCCTTTGATTTTATCCAACCACTATGTACATCTTTAGGATTTAACCCTGCGTTTTCTGCCTCTTGTTGGATTCTTCTGTAGTCACGAATTAAATTCGCTTCTTGTTCGTTTAACCTGTACTTTGGATTACCCTTGCCTGATCTGCGGCTATGGTGGTCTTTTAAATTTCTTTTTCTGCTTTTCACTATATAAATTTATTTACCGCTTTTAAAACAACTAAAACAATAAATAATAATACAATTGCACAGATGGCAATTATAGCCACATCCTTGTATTTCTCGTAAACTGTGAGTTCCTTGTAAACGATCTTTTCAATAGGTATAAATCGATCCTGAATAATCGTATCGTTTTTACAGTGGATTTCGTGCCAGATTTCTTGCCTGACAGTATCGTAAAAGTAGCGCGCCTCAACCCTTTCATTGTTTTGTATAATTACTGTGTCGTGTGATTCAACTCTGTTTATAGTATCAAATGAATAATTATTAATTACTACAGTATCAACAATGTGTACTGTATCAATCTCCGCTAAATGCGGATTGTTTTCAATTATTCTGTTTAATTGCTTTTGAGGTGAACAAGCGACAAGAATTAAGAAGAAAATTTGGATAATGCTTTTCTTAACCATTCTTTGGTTTCTGTTGCTTTGAATAAAAATAATGCTAATGCTACTACTAAACCGCCTAAATATTGTAATAATGAAAATTCATCAAAATAAAATTCAAACGTATTAAATGCAAATAATATTAAACCTAATATATTTGTTATTATGTTCTTTGTTTTATTACTCATTTTTTATCTTTTAATTTATCCTTAACTTTTTTACTACGTGCTTTAAATGTTTTTGGTTGTAGATCTAAATATTCATTCTCCGCATCAAAACACGGACAGGCTTTCATCCATTCGTGGCGCTCAACACCATCGCCATCCTGATCCTTACTAAAGTCACGATGCCCGTGAATACTTGCTTTAGGATAAATGTTTTTTAGTATTTTAATAATCTCAACTAATGATTCTTTTTGTTGTTCTGTACGTGTATCTTTTGGTTTTCTGTTTGCATCTAATCCTCCCACGTATGCTATCCCTATGCTATCTTCGTTAAATGAGCGTGTATGCGCTCCTTGTATTTGTACGCTTCTTCCAGATTGTATTTCGCCATCAATTCCTATGATATAATGGTATCCTATGTCGCTCCACCCTCTACGTAAATGCCATTGGCGTATAGTTCCTGCACTAACGTTATTACCTTCAACAGTAGCAGTACAGTGAATAATAATTTTATTAACTTTTCTCATCTCTATGTCGTTTGGTTGATACTTTGGAAGTTGCATTTTTTACAAGCCGTGCTTCCATTTTTACAATCTTAACTTTTAAGTGTAAATTTTCTTTAATAAGTTCATCAATCTTCACTTCTAATTGTGAGATTTTGTTTGTAAGTTGTTCAATCTGATCTGTGTAAATAGTATCTGCACGTTGCTCTTGCTTTTCGTTCTTCTTGGCATTTATATCAATTTTCTGTTTTATGATTTGCCAAATTTCCTTAATACCAAGCGCAGTAACTAACGCTGATACAATCATTATAAGTGAGTGATCTTCCATTTTAATATTATTTACCCTGCCGTGCATAAGGTTTTACATAATTTTTACTATTTACATTTTTGGACATCTTACTTTTAGCGTGAATGCCCTTACGCTTTTTTTTAGGTTTCTCTATTTTCGCACTTAATCCTCTCATTCTGATGGTTCTTCAGGCGTCCATTCAGGCGTAGCAAGTAATGCTAACGCTTCTGCGTGATTAAGCGTAGAAATTGGTTCTAAACGGTTATTTGAGATGAAAGAAGGCGTTACATCATAGCTTATAATTGCCTGTGTATTTGCTACGTTTCTTCTCATTGTTTGCGCTGATGTAGTATTCACCTGTGAAAAGTCCACTAACGATGTTTGAGTGTCGATATCTATTACTATATAAGTTGCCATTTTTTTTATTTGTTTACTAATTTAATATTTTTTATTTAAGCTACATCCTCAACACGAGCTAAACTGCTCATATTTACACTATAGCTATTGTTGCTGCTCCATTTTGTGTTTCCTTCCAAGTTACTTGGCACATCCATATTAGTGCCTGTTCCATTTGCTTCTGAACGTGGTGCATCACCAACCAATCCATCTGCGCCTATGTTTGCGCTTGTGCCATCATTAGAGCCACCTGCGGACATATCTCTACAAGTCCAAGCTGAACCATTCCAGAAACTATTACTTCCTAATGGATACCAAGCTACTGGTTGTGGAGTGAAGCTGCTTAAATCTTGCGGTACGCCATTAGCATATAATTTTAAAACTTCTGTTGATGTAAGTTCTTCGTTAAATATTGATAGATTGCTTATTTTGCCATCTGTATATAAAGGTGTTCCGCCAAGTTGATATGTACCTATTGTTAAAGGAGCTGTTGTATTAGCCATAGCAGTGTAAGTGTGCTTTGTTATATTTGTAGGTGTTTCAACAACACCATTTATATAAATTGTCATTCCATCTGCCGCGTTATTACCGCCAACACCATTATATGTGCACATTATGTGATACCATTGTCCTGTAGATAAGGTAGTAGTGCTATCAATACTTTGCTGACTGCCTCCTCCATTATTTTTTAATAAAAATCTTATTTTATTATTTGATGAAAACTGACCAATAGTCCACTCCCTATTAGAAGCATCATTGTCCTTTGCTATTATACCAAAACTTGCAGGAATAGTAGTAGGATTATACCAAAATGAAATACTAAAAGGAGAATCTGATGAACCATTGCCAAAGCTAAAAGTATCTGAATCTCCACAATCTATATAATCACTACTTGCTGAATCAAAATTAAAACTGTAACTATCATAAGGTAGGTTACGGCTTAAATCAGAAAGCACAAGGTTTGCTGAAGTCATTCCACTACTTTCACCATTTAACGTAGATACATTGTTGTTAACTAAATTTTGCTCTGTCATTCCTGAACTTGTTCCTGTGTTGCCATTTCCTGAAGCATCTGGTACACTCCAATTAGTTGAGAATGTTGCTGAATTATCAAGTTTATACCACGCTTTTAGGTTGGAGCTTTCTATTGCTGTTGTTAGTGGGCTTCCGTTGTTGTATAGTGTTTCAACTGAATCTGTTCCTGTTGCGGGTAATGAACTATTCCAACATTGAACGTTTGAAATTTGACCCGTAAAAGTATCTGAATTTCCATAATAAGCTCCTATATATAAATTCTGTGAAGTTATAGCTAAATTAACTACATCTGTAATATTAGAACCTGCTTGAACTCCATCTATATAAACCAAAGAATTGCTTGCGCTTGTTGGGTCATAAACTATAACTAAATTATGCCAACTGCTTGTGTCTGTAAAAGAATAAGTATATTCAACTGATGCTGTTGGATTTGTTAAAACAATTTGTATTGCAGATGATTGGTGCCTCACATCAAGTTTGCCATAAGAATTTGTGAAAGTTCCAATGCTTAACATTCCTCTACTGGTGGTTGAGCTGCCTAATTTAAACCACATAGAAAAAGTTATTGCACTATCAATAGTTCCACTATTAGATAAATCTTGTAAAATATTATTTCCACAATTTATATAATCATTATTACCCCCATCAAAATCAAAACTCTGTGGATATGCTGAAGTAGCTTCTGGTATTTGCCAATTGCCTGAACTATCTGCTTCCCAGTTTGCTGTGTTGTTTAGTTTATACCAAGATTTTAAGTTAGCTGCTTGAGGTTGTGTGCCTGTGTGTAAGGGTACTCCTGAATTGTAGAGTGTAGTAACATCTGAAGCAGAAAGCTCTGTATTCCAAATTTGAGTGTTGCTAATTTCGCCATTAAATACGTAAGTGGTGTTTGTTCCCGTACTCCCAATAAACATTGGAAAAGTTAATGTTCCTATTTCAGTATTTGAAGCTGTTGTTGGTGTGCCAGAATCAACGTAAATTTTTAATCCATTTGAAGTGCTAAATGTGCATACTATATGATACCATTGGCTTGTGTTTAAAGTGGCGGTTTGAACAAAATGGTTTGCGTCATTCCAATCCTCAACCCAAAAATATAAAGCATTGTTGTAAACCATTAAACCAAAACCATCGTTCCAAGTACCATAAGCAGCAGGCGCACCAATTACAGTGTCATAAATGCCAAGCGTAGAAATATTAACCCAAGTAGAAATACTAAAAGAAGTTGTAACGCCCAATGAACTTAAAGTGGTGTTTAAGTTTACATAATCATCACTCCCATCAAAATCAAAAACAGTTGCATCTTCTACAGCTACGTTTGGTTGTGTTAGTGGATTAGAAGCACTATTATCGCCTAAAGGATAGTAAGCTACTGGTTGAGGTTTTAAAGCCATAGGATTGCCAGAACCTAAAGAACTGCTTCCGTATAAAGTGCTTATTTGTGTAGATGTTAAAGCGTAGTCATAGATGCTTACTTGTGAAATAGAGCCGTCTATATGATTTTGACCAATGTTAAAAGTTCCTATATAATTATAAGCTCCAGAAGATATACTACCATTTCTTGTGTAAGTAGTTCCGTGCGCAACACCATCTATATAAAAAGTAACTGTTCCTGAATTTCTTGTAGCTACAACGTGATGCCATTGATTTAAGTTTATGTTAAAACTTGGCGTTGTTGCAGTTACTCCAACCCATAATTGTAAATTTCTACTTGAGTCAAATCCAAAAGCAAAATTAGTACCTGTACTAAATATCCATTGATAACCAGTGCTTGAATCTAAATAAACCCAACTGCTAATGCTAAAATCACCAGTCCCGAAAGCAAATGTGGAGGGTGTTCCACAATTAATATACTCATTACTCCCATCAAACGTTAGCCCATAGTTATCGTTTTTACTACTATTCTCTTGATTAGGTAATCTCCAGTTGCTTGCTATGTATTTTGTACTCATAATTTAATTTAATTAATCTCCCATTCTATTCCAATACTGGAGGTTAGAACTTGAACTATAATTTCCTGAATCTGTTAATAAATCTAATGCTTTGCCGCTATTGTTGTTTGTAGCGTTGTAAATCTCTGTAACTGCATCTGAAGAAAGTGCTGTATTCCAAAGTGCTATTTCGTCTAATTCTCCATTGAAAAATTTACTTCCATCTTCTCTTCTACCTATTTCAAAATCAGCAGAATCATTATCTATGGTATTAGTAAAAGAATCTGTAGTAGGTGTTCCATTATCAATGTATAGTTTAGTACCAACACCATTTTCAAAAGTAAATACAAAATGATGCCAATCACCATCTGCAAAACCACTTGCGCTATCATTTTGTTGTTTTGTATTACTTGTATATACTGCTGCTTCAATACTTCCATCTGATGCAACTTGCACAAAATAAGACCTATTAGAACCATCATCTTTACTTATAATCCTTTGGCTTGTAGCTGATAAACTTTTAAACCAACCTGAAATAGTAAAATCACTTGTAAATTGTAATGCTGTAGGATTACCCGCAGTAATATAACTACTTGCACCATCAAATTGCATTGAATAGGTATTAGCCAAGAATGGCGAAGCTGTAACGCCAACATTTTGAGTAGCTGTAACACCGTCAACAGTATAAGATATTAAATGTGTATCAATTGTAGAAGCATCCAAATCAATTTGTCCAGTTGAACTTGATGTACTACCAGTATCAACAAAAACAGCACCAGATGTACAAACAAAACTTCCACCTGTTGTACCTGTTATGGTTGGTGTTGGGTTAGCTTCGTCTTGA